ATTAGTTCCATTATCAAATATTAAGCTATTACCTAAAGTACTTGCTCCAGTAAACTTAGGTAGGTAGTTTGTTGTACCAGTTCCTAAGACAAGAGTGCCATTTCCATCTGGCAACGTATATGTTCTTGATAAACCTGAAGTAATACTATTTAAACTTATATATGCATTAGTTTGTGTAGCACCATCTAATATTCCAATTTGTTTAGTTCCAAAGGCATTAATTGTCATATATCCTGCCCCTGCATAAGCAACTCCACCAGAACTTTGTTTTAAGTTTACACCTGAAGCTGATGTTCCACTTCCTTCAACATATACATCTTTAAATTTAGTTACACTTGTTGTAAATGTTTTTGCTCCAGTTATTGTTTGTGTTGTATCTAAAGTAACATAGTTGCCTAAATCACTTGTTAAAGCTATTGTTCCATTTGTTGCTGGTAAATCATAAGTATATGAACCAGTATTTTGTAGTTTAAATAAAGTTAATTGTGTTGCAGAAGTACCTATTCTTAAAATAGTTCTATCTGGTAAAGGACTTGTTTCACCATAAGCAGACATTGTTAAATATCCAGCTATTAAGTTTGCAGCTGAACCTAATTTAATTTTTAACCCATCATCATTATTAACTGATGCACTAAAAGTTTTTGCCCCAATAAATGTCTGTGTTCCTTCTAATAATGCTAAAGTACCAGATAAGTTAGGAAAAGTATAAGTATTTCCTGCACCAGTTGGAAATGCTAAACTTTGAGAATAAGTTGTACCAGCAGTTGTATTATAAACAACTAATGTATTGTCAGTAATTGAACCTAATCCAATATACCCAGTTCCACCTGCACCTGATCCTACTTTTAAATTCAATGCAGCATCAAAACTTTTTAATCCAGTTATAGTTTGAGTTCCTGCTAACTTAACCACTAAAGCATCGTTTGCTGGAGTATAACCTAAAGACTTAATTAAATCTGCTTCGCTTGGAACAAAAGTAGGTCTAACAAATATCTCTCCATTTGTATTATCGCTATAAACAACTATCGCTACTGTTACGATATTGTTAGGATTGCTTGGCTCTGTTGAAGTAAATTCACCAGCTGTTGTTGGAGATGCGTATAAAACAGTACCATTAGCAAAAGCACTTGTATCTATCTTTCTTAATGCACCAAAAGCTAAAACCTTACCATCATCTCCATCTGCTATATTTTCCGCAGTTACCCCAATACAATACTTAGAATCAACGCTACCATCTGCTAAGAAATAATCTATTAATATTCTTCCACTCGCACCCACAGTACCAACTGCTCTAACTACTTTTCCTTTAGGGATAGTTGCACCAGTTTGGTTTTTAACATTATAAAAAGAATCTTGCATTAAAGAACCAGTTACACCATTCATTATTAGGTCTAAACTTTCTTTATCTACATTCCAAGATAATGTCCCTTGCGTTGTAGGAGTAGAAGTTGGAGTTATATCAAATCCTATAAATCCACCACTTAAACCATATTCTCCTAAGTTTACGTTTTGAGTAGCACCAGTATAAGGCACATACCCAGTCAAAGAAGGAAACGTTGTTAAATTACCTTCTCCGTTTATATATTGCAAATTTGTACCAGCAAATCCTATGTTAATTGTTCCGCTTGTAGTAATTGGAGAACCAGTTATTGTTAAAGCATCGCCACTTTCAGTTAAAGCTACACTTGTAACTGTTCCACTCGCCCCAGCTGATTTTTGCCATTCTGTTCCGCTATAAATAACCCAATCTCCTGCTGCAAAAGTAATAGGACCAGCACCAAAGTTTACTGTTCCTGCTACATTACAAATGTAAAGGTCGCCAGTATCGCCCACTCCGTTTGTTAAAGTAGGAGTATTAGTTGCTGCATTCCAAGTTCCCAAATAAGTAACTACCGAAGCTGGTAGCTGACTTAAAGGAACTTTACCTAAAGCATCCAAAGTAGCCACACCATTTGCACCACCAAGAGGAACTGAATTTACAATACCTGCCGTGCCAGTCAATACACCTTCTAAACTTCTAACTTTTGCACCAGAACTTATTACTATTTGATTACTCATTTATCTAAATTTATCTATTGAAATAATGACCTAACATATTCCCCACTACCTAAAGCACGGCTAAAAGTTAAAACCCCAGTTAAAGTATTCCATTTAACCTCCTCATCTACTGGAGTGCCAGTTGTTAAAATAGTTTGAACATCAATACCGCCTCTTGAAACATAAAGACAAGTTTTGCCTATTAAATCACTATAAGTAATTGTTGTTTCGCCACCTGCCGCTGTATATCCTTTAGTAAATACTGAACCACCTATAATAACCACACCGCTTGGGCTAATTGACGTTCCACTTGTGCCGTAAGCACCAGTACCTTGTAAACTAACAGAATAAGTAGCTATGTCCTTATAAGGAGCATTGATACTTAAACTTGTTAAATTACAATTTCCACTAATTATCACTAAGCCATCAACTCCGTTATCTATTACGAATTTTACTAATATTGTTTCTCTATCTTTTTGCTGCTCTAATAAAAACAAATAACCATAGTTGTCTAAGGTTATTAATCCATCGCAAGTAATTGTCCAACTGGCTACATCGTTCTTAAATTCACGATACCAAGCAGAACTTTGAGAAGTTACTTCTTTTTGGTCTACATTAACGTTGAAAGTACAATTGGTAGAACACGCAAAAGGTATATCCGTTTCCGTTTCTGCATCATACTTGTAGAGCATTATATTTTTACCTATTACTTTATCTGCCATTGTCCAAAGTTAAATTATATTATCTAAAATATTCTATATACCCTATTGTTGCCTCTATGTCTGTATTGCTAATTTCAAGCAATGTTCCACTCGTAATATCCGTTGCGTAGTTTATTGTTGAGTTGCCTAACATATATGAACTATTAGCCACGTTTATTTGTGCTGGGTCTGTATCAGTAGATTTTAGCATCTTAGATGCATTTAAAATAGGGAATGTTGCGTTTGTTGTTTCAAAGCTACTCAAAGAGCAATCTATGTTTATAATATTCTTGCCATAAGAGTTTATGTATTGTTGCATTAATAATTCCGTTAAACTACCATAAGCACCAGCCATTCCGTATCTGTACCAGTTAGTCCAAGATGTGCCATCCGACTTTAAAAAAACCCCTACCGATGTAGGGAAGCCATATAAAGCCCTAAATCCAAAAGGTATGTCTATTTCTTTCTTGTATTCCTTATTGTTGTTGATATAAGCGAAGTAATCAAGTTTGTTAAACTCATATTCAGCCGTTAAAATAAACTGACTTACTGTACAACTATTACCAATTTGGTTATTGAACTCTATTGTCAATTGACCACTAACTGGGCAAGGTAAAGTAGAGAACGAAAACACCCCATCATCGCCTTCTGGTATAATATATCCAGAACTTACTGAACTTTGCCAATCCTTATCATTATTTAGATAATAAGTAGTAGTGCCATCAAATACAGTCATTGAAACATAACCTCTTGTGCCAGAACCTCCGTTTAAAAATAACATTGAGTAATTTAAAACCGCCGATGCACTAATCTTAGGCATAAAATTGTTAATCATTCTTGTATAACCTCCGCCACCTGCTCTTAGTAAAGTAATTTGAGCAAAAGACTCATTTGCGTTATCTACAATTGAAAATGAAGAACCAACCCCAACGTTGGTTACTGTCCAAGATTGTGGAGCAGATGTAAGATTAGGGTAAATCTTTAAGTTCCCATTATCTACTAAATTCTTCTCATAATCTATCTCTTTAGTAAACTCAACTCTATTAAATCCTTTAAGAATCAATTTAAACTGCTCATTATTTACATAATATAAACCGCTTGTGTTGCCAGTATATCCTTGTATTGTGCTTAGAGTGTTTAGGTTGCTTCCGCTTGTTACAACTGCTCCTAAATAATCGTACTCAGTAAAGTAGTTATTAGTATTGGCAAATTCATTTACTGCTACAATCCACCATTTGCCACCAGCTTGGAATAATCTACAACCAAAAGACTTTACAATCTTATCTAATACGTCAAAGCTATTCTCATAAGTGTAATCGTCATTCTTAAAAGTTCTAATAGGTAAGTATGTTTGACTAAATGGCTCGTATTGAGTGCCATCTTCTCTATCATTCATACCATTACCAAAATAAGAACATACAGTTACTAAGTTTGGATTTGTTGGGAAGTCTAATGCGTTTAAACAAGTTAAAATATAGCTTAATACTGTTTGTAAAGTATTAGTTCTATTGCCAACGCTATTTATTTCTAAAGGTATATTTCTTAACATTCCTAACCCATCAACACAAGTAAAAGATATTTGCTTTCTTCCAGTTGAATAGCTTATGGATACATTATCACTTAAAGTATAACCACACCATTCTAAACTATCATTTAAAAATAACTTAGCAAAGTATTTTCTATCGTTTAAAGTAACAAAGTCTGGTATATTAGCTAAATTGTCTGTTACATCAATAGTACAAGATAGTTCACTTGCATACATTGCCTCGTATATCTCATCCCCACTTGGAATATATTGTAAAGACAAATCAACCCCTAAATACTCTATTAAAGTAGGAGCAGAGGCTAAATCTTCTTGTAAATATAAGTAAGCAGTTTTACTTGTCTTAGTAGCAAATGTTATTTTATATTTATTGTAATATGCCATTATCCTCGTCTATATTTTAAAGATGTTTCGCTTCTATTTAAAGCTAATACTAAGTCTTGACCTCTCAATATAAATTCTCCATTTCCATTTCCTCCATTAGAAGCCATTGCACCAGCGTTAAATGTATTGTTCATTAGATTACCTAACTTACTTAAAGGCATAACTGCTTCGCTTTCATTCCCTTCTCCTACCATTGCAAGAGTTGGACCAGTTACAATACCTCCATCTGCAAGTCCTAATAATTTAGTAAAAATACCTTTAAAACCACCAAGAGCAGTAGAAACACCTTGCATACCCGGAATTAAATTTAATATTGCAGTAAATGCCGCTGCTTTAACTGCTGCAAAAGCAATCTGTTCTGCAATACCAACAAATACATTCTTTAATGCCTCTCCTATTGACATACCTTGTTGCATTGCTGAATATAAATTCATAAATGCATTCGCAGTATAGTTTGATAAAGTATCAGCAAGTTCTATGCTTCTTTCTTTATAACTTGCAATTGATTTTTCTGCATCATCTTGGGCATTCGCTAAAATTGTAAATTTCTTAGCATTGTCCATTAAATATTTACCTAACCCCTTTTCTGTACTCTCTAATCCCTTTTCTGTATTTTTTATTCTATTTGTAGTATCTCTTTTATTTTCTTCACTACCAACAGTTAAAATATTACCAGTACCATAAGATTCTTTTAACTTGTCTATCATTTGTTTTCTTCTAAACATTTCGATAGCAAGTTTCTTATTATCTTCTTTTAATTGTTCTGTAAAAGGGTCTGTTTCTCTACCAGTTTTTTTATCTGGAGTTTCAAATGATGATAAAGTAGTTAAAAATTCTAATTGCTTCATTTTTGCTTGTACAATAGTTTTGTCTATTTCATCTAATTGTACTTTAGCATTATCTCTAATTCTTTTTTTGACTGCTTCTATATTATAAACTGGAACACCACCAGCACCATATTCTTGTTTTACATTTTTTAAATCTGTATCTCTTTGCTTTTCAATTTTCTTTCTCTCTTCGTAAGCCTTATTTAATATTTCATTAACATTCTGCTCCTTAGACGCTGCTTCTTCTTGTTTTGCTGCTAAGTTTACAAGATTTATATAGTATTGCTTGTCATTACCAACTTTAGCGTCTTGTATTGACTTATTTTCCGAATATAAAGCCTTAAGTCTTTTTAATGCCTCTGCTTGTTGAGTAGGAGTACCACCGCTTATTAGATTTACTAAATTTATACCAATAGTTCTATTTGTTTGAGCCTCTCCAATAACCTTATATATGTCTGAACTTATTTTATTAAGTTCTTTTCTAAATTCTTTTAATTTATCAGTAGGAGATTTAAAAAACTCTGATATTTCTTTTGAGTAAACAACAAGTAAAGATGAAGCAACACCAACTGCAAGACCTAATCCGGCTGGACCAGCAATTCCACTTACTAAAGATTTAATTGCAGTGCCAGTTGAACCAGTTTCTTTTTGTAGTCTTTGAAATGATTCAAGTAATGGGTTAATGTTGTTTGCAATACCAATAAAACCATAAGGAGCATCTTGTGCAACTCTTGAAAGGTTTATTAATGACTGTGTTGCATCACCGCTTTTTTTAGCAGTGTTGCCCATTGCAGTAGATATATTAGTTATAGTTCCTTTTAAATTACCAATACTCGTTTGCAGTCTTGCAATCTCAGTTGTATCTGTTGATTTTTTAAGTTGGTTTTGGAACTGTCGTAATTGATTTTCTGACTTTTGCAATTCAGCTTGTAGCTGCTTCGCATCCATTCCCAAAAAGACTTCTATACCTATTGTTTCTGCCATCTTTTTTAATTTACTCCGTACATTTTTAAAGTCCTTGCTAATTGGTCATCTGTTAGCATTACCTTTTCCTCAACTTCTACATCGTCAATTTCTGGAATATGCCAAAATGCTTTTAGGCTTTTAGGCGATTTTTCCGAAGTGCTACTCAAATATACAATATAGGCGAGGTTTCGTGTCCTCGCCCATTCGTTTAACTCTTGTTTTTCCTTTCCCATTACAATGATAGAAAAGTCTTTCCAAGTCATCTCCCAAAACTCGCTTGGGCGTATATTACATTCAGCAGCCTTAACTAAAATATCATCCCAGCTTAGCTTTATTAGACTTTTTTTTTTCTTCCTTTGGAGTGCCACTTACAGCAGTTACAGTGTTTGTAATAATGTATTTAAAATACTCAATTACTTGACCTTCAGTGTTAAATATTCCCCCAATTTCATCAATCCAATCGCATACATCACTTTCTGTGTATTCTATTGATTGTTTATTACTATTACAAGCTGATTTATAACCTGCATAAATCAATTTAATAATAGTATCTAAGTCTAATACTTTTCCTCCGATTAATTCAAAATATTGGTCTATTGCTATGCCCTTGTCTTTACAAAACTCTCTCATAGCCCAAGTACCCCATTTCAAACTAATTGTTGTTTCTTTTAGTTTTAATTCAAACATAGTTCTTATTGTTGTTTTTTATTATGCTCCTTGTTCTGTTTGTGCAATAGGTGGTGCGTACACTACAAATGTTGCTGAAAACTTAACGTCATCTTTGTCATCTGCATTTACGTCAAAGTTAGAAATCCAAACTTGACTTGTTGAAGTTCCACCATAGTAAACATCTCCTGCACTTGGACTTGCCTTACCCATTTTAATAGTAAATACAGTTCCGTTTTGATGTGCAGTGTACAATTGTTGGTAGCTATCTTTTGCTGGGCTTCCAGTTTCGTCAATTGCAAAACCTTCACATTGGAAAGATTGTGTAAATGATGGACCGGGTTGAAATTGGTCTCCACATTTAGAAGTTGCATCAATTGTGTTTAATGTTGATGTGAATGAGTTTGAAGTCAAACACGCTACTGGTTTAAATGATGTACCACCAGCTAAATCTGCTAAAAGGATATAATCCCTTGCTGATACTTTAGTTTCTGCCATTTTATTTAATTTTGAGTTATTATTATGTTATATGTTATAATTGTTCTAAAGACATTATCTGTTGGGTTTAATCCGTCTAAATTTCTAATACTTTGAACATAAAGCGTTGAACTATAAAAGCCATTTGCTAATGTTATATTGGTATCAGAATTAATAGCCGTGAGAACCAAATTGCTAATTTCTTCCGAACGTTTATAGCCAAAGTTAGCATTTTTTGTAACAATGTCAACATCTATGCTAATAGAGTTTGTATAGCCAGATTTGCCCATATCTTGACTTGATGTTCTTCCAGTCATTACTATGTATTCATCCCCTGCTCCAGTTGGTGCAATACCATCATATACAGTTAGCCCACTTGCACTTGTCAAGTTTGTATAAAACCATTTCTTTATTTCTATATTAGGATTAAGCATTTAATACTTGTTTAATTCTTTTTAATAATTTAGGCTTCTCTTGCTCAAATGCTGGTATTAAAAATGGTTGAGGTCTTATCCCATTTCTTAATATACTTCTTGCAATTAAATATGCCGTTGATTTATCATTTTTGCCTCCTATCCCTTTTCTCTTAACCCAAAGCATTAATGCATCTACCATTTCTTTAAAAGTTCCACCGCTTTTGCCTTTATACTTTGCAGCGTATTCTGCATAATCGGATGGAACACTAACCTTACCACCAGTTCCAAACTCTATATAAGGAGAATATTTAGCTTTTGCTGCAACGGTAAATACAAAGTTTGACGTATCCCCTATTTGGTCTAAAACTATACTATTTCTTAGATTTCCAAAGTTTACCGGAGCAAGTCTTTTTGCAGTTGATTGAATATTTAAAGCAGATGCGTTAAACTCGTTTTTGACGTCTTGTTGAGCTGCTTCATTTATAGATTTAAATTTAGCATACAGTTTCTCAAAGCCTTCTGGTCTAAATGTAATTTGGTCCATTATCTATAAATTACAAGTTCGTAAAATCTCTTTTGGTTCTCTACATCCTTAATAGAATGAATCGTAAATCTTGAGCCTTCCACCTCTACCTCATAGTTATCGTTAATAGTAACCCCATAGCGAATAAAAAGCCTCATTCTTTGGTCAAATTGTAATTCCGACTCATCTACCTCTCTTACCTTGTCATCTGGTCTTAAATCTCCCCAAACAGTGCTTTGTAGGGCAAATGTCGTAGTATATCCACCTTGACCATCGCTTACACGAGTTGGTGCATATAACAAGACCTCCCTTGTCATTGTGTTT